ATGAGCAAATGAAAAAGCTCACCCCTGCGGATGTCGAACCGTTATACAAAAAGAAGTATTGGGACGTTGTTCGTGCTGACGAGCTACCAAGCGGGATTGATTATTTGGTGTTTGATATGGGGGTGAATGCGGGTCCGGGTCGCTCGATCAAACTATTACAGGCTGCTGTCGGCGTGACGCCTGACGGTGGGCTAGGACCGATCTCAATGGCTGCAATTCAAGCTGCTGACCCCGTAGAACTGATTGAAAAGTTTAGCGCAGAGAAAGAAGCCTTTTATCGTAGCCTTAACGATTTTAAAGTGTACGGCACGGGGTGGCTAAATCGTGTTGCGGCAGTTAAAATCAAAGCATCATCCATGCTTGGATAAAGGTAAATCATGAAACAATTCGTGCAAGCTACCGAGGTAAACGGTCAAATCCAACCTGCACATGAGGTTGAGATTGTGTGTCACAACTGCGGCTATGACCTAGATGAAGCAGAAATCGCTGCGGACACGTGTGCCGAGTGCCTTGAGCCGTTAAACTTGCGCCAGAGCACGGCTATCCATGCGACGAGTGTGCCTGCTGCAGGTGCGCGGACCATGGGTCAATAACAAGGTATTTTATGGCATACATCCGTTTAGCGCTTCGACCAGGCATTGACAAGCAGAACACCGAATATGGTGCTGAAGGCGGGTGGACGAATAGTGATTACGTGCGTTTTCGTTACGGTTTGCCAGAGAAGATAGGCGGTTGGACAGTTTTTTCTCAAACACAGGTTTACTTGGTGGGAATGGTTAGTGACGTTTTCACGTGGAACGCCTTGGATGGTGTTGCCTACATGATTGTGGGGACTACCAGAAAGCTTTATGTGTTTAAGAGCGGAGAATGGGCGGATATTACGCCCATTCGCGCAACTTCAACTGCGGGCGCGGCTACTTTTGCCGCGACCAATGGGTCTACAACGATTACTGTTACAGAAACAGGGCATGGCGCTGAACAGGGGGATTTCGTCACTTTTTCTGGTGCGGTTTCCTTGGGTGGCGTAATCACGGCAGTTGTCTTGAATCAAGAGTACGAGATTCAAATAGTTACGGGACCCAACACTTACACTATTCTTGCGCCTGTGGCTGCAAATGCTTCTGATGTGGGGAACGGCGGCGCGTCAACCGTGGCCACTTATCAGATCCCCGTGGGCCCTGATCGCAGCTTCTTTGACTATGGTTGGGGAGTTGGCACTTGGGGGTATTCTACATGGGGTACACCACGTCCTGATGCGGACGGTATTCAGTTGGGGTCTAGAGTCTGGAAGTTGGATGGTTTTGGTGAGGATGTGGTCTGCCAATTGGTGGATGGTCCGACCTATTTGTGGGACACAAGCTTAGGGTTGTCTGTTCCCGCGGCACAAGTTGTAGGTGCGCCGACCAAGAGCACGTATGCTTTGGTGTCTACGCCTGATCGTCATTTGGTGTGTTTTGGCACGGAATCCATTGTCGGGGATTCAACCTCGCAAGATCCGATGTTTGTGCGCTTCTCAAACCAAGAGGATATTGCACAGTTCGCTGAATCCGCCATCAACACGGCGGGCGGACAGCGCTTGACGGATGGTAGTCGCATTGTGTCCGCCGTGCGCTCAAGAGGCCAGATTCTAATCTTCACTGACACTTCCCTTCATTCCATGCAGTACTTGGGGCCACCTTACACATTCGGTTTTCAGCAGTTGGGGGCTAATTGCGGGTGTATGGGTCCAAACGCTGCGGCGGATGTAAACGGTTTGGCGTTCTGGATGGGCACAGAAGCGTTTTACATGTTTGACGGAACGGTCAAGAAAATGGCATGTACGGTGCAGGATTACGTGTTCAAGGACTTAAATGTCATCCAAGGGGATAAGACTTTTGTAGGCGTGAACTCCCAGTTTAATGAAGTCACTTGGTGGTATTGCTCCTTTACTTCTGACTATATTGACCGCTTTGTAACCTTTAATTACTTAGAGGGCGTTTGGTCAACAGGCACCATGGCTCGTACTGCTTGGGCAGATATTGGTACCTATCAAAGGCCTATTGCCTCAGAGTATGACCCGACCAGTAATGAAGCTACGTTGTCCGCGATCCAAGGTCTGACAGCGGGTCGCAGTGTAATATATAACCAAGAAGATGGGTTTGATGGTAACGGCGCGCCTATTTACGCTTTCATCACATCGGGTTATTTTGACTTGGGCGATGGCGATAGCATGTTGTTTATGAAGCGCTTTATCCCCGACTTTAAGAATCAACTAGGTAACTTGACGGTGCGCTTGCTGCTCAGACCTTATCCACAAGCCTCTGCAAGCCCGAGTTCCTTAGATCCTTACGTCATTACGCCCACCACACAGAAGGTGGATACGCGCGCGCGGGGACGCCAGATTAGCCTGATCATTGAGAGTACGGATCTTGGCACAAACTGGCGCTTTGGTACGCTTAGGATTGATGCGCAGCCGGATGGCTTGAGATGAGTAAAATCTTTAACGTACGTCTGCCTAACGCTGTCCCTGAGCAGTATAGTGCAGAGCAGTTTAACCAGTTGGTGCGCTCGCTTGAGCAGATCGTCACACAGCTAAACTCAACCTACACCCCTGTTACGTCAGATAATTTGGCGGCCGCCGGTTCGTGGTTCGCGGGCAGCGGTGGGTCAGCAGGTGGCGGCTTTTCTGGGAACATTCGTGGTTTTCAGACAAGCAGTGGTATTTCGCTGCCGTACGGCATGTTCATGAACAACACGGACTTAGAGAGCCTTGGGATTACGGCCGAGAACGTGATGACGTTTGATACGCCTGTTTTCGGTAATGGAGTCAGAGTGGAGCCTCATTTGGCTTCTTTTACGGCAACCATTGATGATGGTACGCCGCCTGGGGCGGGCACCGTGATGACTGTTTCTGCTGTGGCCTCTGGCACTATTCTTGTTGGAATGACCTTGACTGGCACAGGTGTGACGGCAGGCACGCGGGTAGCTGCTCAAGTCAGTGGCACAACGGGCGGGGTGGGGGTCTATACGGTGACGGCCTCGCAAGAGATAGCCAGCACCGCAATTCAAGGATCACGGGCCTCGAAGCTTTTGTTTGACTATCCTGGTCAGTATCTGGTGAACGTGAGTTTGCAGGTGACAAACCGTGAAAACACTATTTCCGAGTTTGAACTATGGGCTAAGGACACTGGGGTAAATTACCCGTTAAGCAATACAAGGTTTGACCTGCCTCCTCGCAAAAGTGTGTCTGTTTGGGGTCATGCTACACCTGCTATTGCGGGGATTTTCACAATACACAACCCCTCTGTTGAGTACTTGGAGATGGCATGGTGGGCAGAATTGCCTGATGTGTATCTTGAGCACTATGCGGCAGGAACGAGCCCCACTCGCCCAGAAATCCCTTCGGTCATTCTGACTGCGGCATTCGTTTCTGCTGAAGGAAACTAACATGGCAAACAAGTACCTACGAAAGCATTTGATTCCTGCGGCTACGACGGAAACAACAATCTACACCGTTCCTGCTGCCAATACGGCGATTGCCTCTTCGCTGCGGATTACGAATGCGGGAGCCGCCAGTTCGGTCATTAATATAGCGGTTTACCCGCTTGGTGGAGCCACTGCAAACTACATATTGCGATCCTATTCCTTGCCTCAAAACAGTGTAATGGATGCATTGAGTGGTGTACCCCTGATTTTGGAGGCTTCTGATGTGCTAAAAGTACAGTCATCAGTAGCTAATGTGACCTTTTATCTGTCTTATTTAGAAGTAGACAGAAGCTAGGGTTTTGAAGCATAATTAGCCTATCTCCGCGACCTTTCTCGGCGCGCGACCCCATGTGGTCACTGGCTAGAACTGGAAAGGTAAAAACATGGCAGAAGCGATGCAAGGAATAATGGCGCTTTCAGGCGCTCCTGAGATGGGAGCACAAGGCGCCCCACAATTGGATGTTGATCCTCAGGCCTTGGCGGCCTTTGAAGAGGCGCGCTCACAGATCAACCCAGAGGAGTTTGGCACTGAGCTTTTAAAAGCAGGTGAGCAGATTGATCCCATTGAGCTCAAGAGCCTACGGGACAATCTCAAAGCCGCCAACCTCCCACCACAAATCATCGATGCCATCGGACAGATGGTGGATGCCGTTTTGGCCGAGCCCGACAAGTATCAAGAGCTTCGTGCAGGGTTCTTGGCCGAGGGTGTGCCTGAAGAACTCTTGCCTCCTGAATTTGACGGCGGGTTTTTTGCGGCCTTAAACTTAGCTCTTGATCAGATTAATACGTCTTTTCCAAAAGAAAACCCAATGCAAGGAGGTATTGCCTCCATGCCCATGGGTGCGGCTATGCCTGTGGTAGAGCCACAAGCGTTTGCTCGGGGCGGCTTGGCATCTCTTAAACCTATCCCTGCGGGTCTTGCACAGATGGGTCGCAATGGCGATACCATGCTTGCCCACATCACGCCTTCTGAAGCACGAATGCTGCGCCGCAATGGCGGTAGCGGCACGATTAACCCAAGGACAGGTCTGCCTGAATTCTTTTTAGGCAAGATTTTCAAGGCTGTAGGTAATGCATTTAAGTCGGTCGGAAAGGCTGTCGTCAATGGCGTGAAAGCCGTGGCCAGAGGCGTTAAAAGTTTTGCCAAAAGTACGGTAGGACGTATTGTTATTGGTATTGCGTTGGCGTACTTTTTGGGTCCCGCTGCGGCTTCGTTTATAGGGGTAGGTTCAGCGGCAGGCGTAGCCGCAGTTAGTGGTTTCGTAGGCGGTTTCGGTTCCACACTTTTGGCTGGTAAAGGCTTTAAAGAAGCACTAAAAATTGGCGCCATTGGTGGCGTGACGGCAGGCATTACTGCGGGTGCAGTTGGTGGAGCAGATGCATTTGCTGCGGGCAGCTATACCGGTCCTACTACGGTTGGTGGGCAGTTTGATAACCTCGTTTCGGGAGCCAAGAACCTTGTTGGGGCAGGTACTCCTTCTAGTACAGCAGGTTACGCAGATCTCGGTAGCTATGGGGATATGGCGCCCGCCTCCTTCCCGGTTCCTGGTGAAGCTGCAACTCCCTTGACATTGTCTTCTACAGGTGCGCCTCCAGTAAACCAACAAATTGCGAGTGCATACCAACCCAACCCCCTTCCCGCTCAACAGCCTTCCCCTACCGTTGATTTAGCTAATTTAGATGTGGGTCCTGATAGTAGTCGTTATGCAGGCATAGGCGGTGGTCCAGGTTCAGAGCCTTCGCTTGGTAGTACGGCTCCTACACCTACGACCCCTACTACGGCTGCTCCTGCACCTACGGCACCTGCAAATATTGACTCCCAATACATGGTTCAAGACATGGAAGGTGGTCCAGGGGTTCCAAGTCTCTTCGAACGTGCCACGCAAGGCACCAAGGATTTGTTTGGTCAGGCAAAAGAATTTATGATGCCTAGCGGTCCCACTCCCGAGCAGATTCAAAAGGCGGGAATGGATGCTTACACTAACACTGTAGGGTCAGAGGGACTAAAACTACGCGCCTATGATACAGCAGTAGCCGCTGCTAAAAAAGCGGCACCAGGACTCATTCGGCAATACGGCCCCTTAGCCGCAACAGGCCTTGGCGTCATGGCTCTTTCAGGTGGCTTCAAGCAAAAAGAATCAGAACGACCCAATATACTAGGCGGCCTAACTGGGGAGCAGCTTCTTGAGCAGAATCCTGAAAAATACGCACTGAAGTTTGGTGGAGTTAATACAACGTACGCAACCCCTCCTGCCTACTACAACCCACGTAACTACCAGAGTCAGGCAGGGGATCCTTACGCAATCCAACCCATTGAGCCTGTTCGACGATTTGCAGAAGGCGGATCAAGCAATGTGGACGGTTACCCACGTAAACAAGGCGCGATCAACGGTCCTGGAACAGGGACTTCTGACTCAATCAAAGCGTTGCTTTCGGACGGTGAATTCGTGTTCACGGCCAAAGCGGTACGAGCCGCGGGCCAAGGCTCACGGCGCAAGGGCGCTAAGCGCATGTACCAACTCATGAGATCTCTTGAAGGGAAAGCATAATGGCTACCGAATACGTCGAATCAGTCACGCGCGAAGCGCCGGGGATTGAGGCAGCAAAACTTGCCTTGATGGAGGATGCAAAGAAGCTGTACGGCACTAAGATGAACCTGCCTGCTTATCAAGCAGCAACATTAGCGCCTACCACCATGCAGGCTATTGACTTAGCCACGCAAGGCGTAGGTTCTTACAAACCTTATGTGGAAGCGGCGGGCGCAGGTATTGCGCAGGGTCAAAACCTTGCACAAGCGGGCGCTCGAGGCATTGCAAGTATTAATGTCGCACCGGAATTCGCCCAAGCGCAGCAAGCGCAACAGCAGGGCTTGGCGATGGCAGGACAGATGCCTGCTTATGCGGCCACCGCGGGTCTTGGTTATGGTTCCGTGGCAGAAGGCATGAACACCATGCAAAACGCTGTGGGACAAGCGGGACAATACAACCAAGCCAATCTTGCTCCTTCGCAAGCCTTGTTAGGTCAGGCCGCTCAACAAACTGCAGGTGTCCAGCCGCAGTTTGGACAAGCGCAGGGCACTATTGGTCAAGGTATAGGCGGACTGCAAGGCTCCTCACAAGCCTATGATCCAAATGCGGCCGCTGCATTTATGAATCCATATCAGCAGCAGGTCACGCAGAACGCAATGCGCGAAATGCGTCGCCAAGCAGACATTGCACAACAAGGTGCGGCTGCCCAAGCCGTGCGCTCAGGCGCGTTTGGCGGCACGCGAGAAGGTGTTCAGCGCGCCGAGACAGAGCGGGGCGTACAAGACGTGATGTCACAGCGCATCATGCAGGACTACGCACAGAATTACGGTCAAGCGCAACAGGCTGCTTTGGGCAGCTTTGAGCAGCAGCAACAGCGTCAATTGGCGGCCTCTCAGGGCTTGGGTCAGATGGGTACGCAACAAGCGGCCATCGAAGCACAGGGCGCGCAACTCGGTTTGGCGGGAGCAGGACAATTGGCGGGCATTGGCTCAACAATGGGGCAACAGGCTGTGCAACAAACGCAGCTTGGTCAAGCAGGCACACAGCTCCAAGGTTCGTTGGGCGCGCAACAGGCTCAGATGGGACTCCTGCCAGGACAGATCGCCTCGACTCAAGCCAACATTGCAGGACAGGGCGCACAACTCTATGGCCAGCTTGGCCAAGGCATTGGCGCGTTGGCGGGTCAGGAAGCAGGGATTGGCATGCAGCAGGGTCAGGCTCTGGGTCAGTTGGGTGCAACGGTGGGTCAGTTGGGCGTACAGCAAGGCGCGCTTGGACAGGCAAATCAGCAGATGGGCATGGCAGACGTAAGCGCCTTGACTCAACTTGGTGCCGTGCAGCAACAGAACCAACAAGCACAAC